ACAGGCAGTGGATTATTTTTAACGAACTTGGTGGTGCTGAATGGTTACGTGGGTTTCTTGAAAAGAAAGCACCAATGCCCAAGCAGTACTACGACAAACTTTTACAGGAAGAACAAAATGATCGAACCCGCAAAACAAATGGAACTATTCCCCACTGCTGATGATATGCAGGTGGGCGGTGACCATTACATGGACAAAGCCATACAGCCTTGGGACTACATCATTGCCAACAACCTTGGATACCTTGAAGGCAACATCGTGAAGTACATCTCACGCTGGAAAGATAAGGGCGGGGTGGATGATCTGCGTAAGGCACAGCATTACTTGGCCAAACTGATTGAGGTGTCAGATGGCCCAAACACCTGAAGTCAAAGTCAAAGCCCGTGTACGTGCCATCCTTGATGCACTGGGTATCTACTACTTCATGCCCCCTGCCAACGGATACGGCAGGCAAGGTATCCCCGACGTCATCTGCTGCATGGCTGGCAGGTTCGTAGCCATCGAGTGCAAGGCAGGCAAGGGTCAACTGACTGAACTACAAAAGCGTGAGCTAGATAAGATCATGAACGCCGATGGCCTGACCTATGTTGCAAGAGAAGATAACTTAGTGGAACTCAAAGCCATGCTACAAGAAGAGATAGCACCCACACACAAACGTGTGGTCATCAAACGAATCCCTGCACCCCCCGGCACGGTATACAAATCAGCAAGCGAGATCATCGCCGAAGAAGGTCTTGACGTACTGGCTAGAAGGAATTCATGAACTTAATCACAATCGACTTTGAGACTTACTACGATCAGAAGTACAGCCTGACCAAGATCAGTACGGAAGAGTACGTACGTCACGACAGGTATGAAACCATTGGCTTTGCGTACAAGATAAACGATGAACGCTGTGTGTGGGTGACAGGCACTAACGAGCACATCCAAAAGGTACTGGACACCCTGCCTTGGAATAACTCACTTGTGCTGGCACACAACACCATGTTTGATGGCGCGATCCTATCGTGGCGCTACGGCGTTAAGCCCAAGGGTTGGCTAGATACCATGAGTATGGGGCGTGCCCTGCATGGCGTGGATCAAAGCGTGTCTCTTGCATCAATGGCTTTGCGCTATGGTGTGGGTGAGAAGGGTACAGAGGTTATGAATGCTGTGGGTGTGGGGCGTGAGTTCTTTAGCCCCGATGCCCTTGCCAAGTATGGTGCGTACTGCCGTAATGATGTGGAGTTAACGTACAACATCTTTCAGATGATGATGCATGCGGGGTTCCCCAAGGGTGAACTCAAGCTGATTGATCTGACGTTGAGTATGTTCATTCACCCCGTATTGAAGCTTGATACCGAAGCGTTGAAGGCGCACCTTGTCGATACGGTGGCGCAGAAGAAAGCCCATCTGGTCAGTGCACTGCAAGCCGTAGGTAAGCAAGACCTTGCGGTCAAGCACATCCTTGGTGATGAGGAAACGCAGGCCGAGGTACGCAAGACACTGATGAGCAACGCGCAGTTTGCCACCATGCTCAAGGGCTTGGATGTAGAAGCCCCCACCAAGATCAGCCCCACCACAGGCAAGCTAACCCTAGCCTTAGCCAAGAATGACGAGGCGTTTAAAGAGTTGCTTGAGCACGAAGACCCACGGGTGCAAGCCCTGTGTGCGGCACGCATCGGAACCAAGTCAACGCTTGAGGAAACCCGCACCCAACGGTTCATTGACATCAGCCACCGTGGGGCGTTCCCTATACCCCTGAAGTACTACGCTGCCCACACCGGAAGGTGGGGTGGTACAGATTCAGTCAACCTGCAGAACCTACCTAGCCGTGGGCCGAACGCAGGCAAGCTGAAGAAGGCGATCCTCGCACCCGAGGGTTATGTGTTTATTGATGCTGACTCAGCCCAGATCGAAGCCCGTACGTTGGCTTGGGAGTCGGGTCAGGATGATTTAGTAAAGGCATTTGCAAATGGAGAAGACGTATACAAGATCATGGCTTCGGCTATATATGGCACGACAGTTGACCAAGTTACGGCTGGTGGGAGGTTTGTCGGGAAAACAACGATCCTTGGTGCGGGGTATGGCATGGGGGCGCCCAAGTTTAAGGCGCAACTTAAAACATTCGGAATGGATATTGAAGAGGGAGAATCGAAACAAATCATCGAAACTTATCGCAACACATACCCCATGATCCCACTGCTGTGGCGTGAGGCGCAAGAAGCCTTGAAGTGCATGATGCGCGGCATGACCATGAAGCTGGGTAAAGATGGCCTGCTTACTGTGAATGATAAAGGCATCCTGCTACCCAACGGGTTACACATCTACTACAACGGGCTGGCAGAAGTCATTGAGAATGACAAGCGGCAGTTTACATATCAAACCCGCAACGGCCCCAATAAAATATATGGTGGAAAAGTTGTTGAAAACTTCACGCAGGCCATTGCGCGGTGTATCATTGGCGATCAAATGCTAAAAATTGCCAAGCGATACAAGGTCGTGCTTACCGTGCACGATGCTATTGGTATTGTCGCTAGGCAAGAAGAAGCTGATGAAGCACGTGCTTATGTGGAGTCCTGCATGCGTTGGGTTCCGTCATGGGCTGAAGGTTTACCAGTCAACTGCGAAAGCGGTATGGGATTGAGTTACGGAGATTGTTGATGGCAAAGATTCCTGCATGGTCATTCAGTAGCCTGAAGACGTTTACCACCTGCCCCAAGAAGTTCTACCACACCAAGGTACTCAAGGACATCAAGGAACCCGAGGGTGAGCAAGCCCTCTATGGCAAGCTGGTACATGAGGTAGCTGAGTTGTACATACGGGATGGCAAAGAGATTCCTGAGAAGTTTGCCTTCATCAAGCCTGCGCTCGATAGCTTGCTCAAGATACAGGGTGAGAAGTTCTGTGAATTAAAGATGGCACTGACTGAGAAGCTGGAGCCATGCGATTTCTTTGACCCTGACTGTTGGTTCCGTGGTGTAGCTGACCTGCTCATCATTGACCGTGAGAAGGGTGAAGCCCGTGTGATTGACTACAAGCTTGGCAAGTCCCGCTACGCTGACCTAGGGCAGTTGGAACTCATGGCACTTGCGGTGTTCAAGATGTTCCCAGAAGTCAAGAAGGTCAAGGGCGGCTTGCTGTTCTTAGCCGAAGATAAGTTTGTACCAACCATGTTTGAAGTAGAACAACAGCACAGGTACTGGGGCAACTGGATGCCCAAAGTGATGATGTTGGAAGGCGCATACAGTGCAGATATTTGGAATGCAAAACCTAACGGATTGTGTAAAAATTACTGCTGGGTGTCATCCTGCGCCCACTGTGGAAGAAAATGATATGCAACACCAAGGCAAGAAGAAAGATTCGTTCACTGTTGGATTGTCCCCTGATTTGACAAACATCCATGTAAAAATTAAAGATGTAGCCGAGTGCGGTCGCCCATCAGTGCAGAAAGATATCCACGCCGCTGTTCAAAGATATTTAAACAAAGCCACGAACCGAGTTCGTATAGAGGAGCCACCATGCCCTATGTAACCAAAGCCCGACCCTATAAGAAAGAATACCAACAGCAGTTGGACAGAAATGAATTACCTACAAGACGCAAACGTGAACAAGCACGTGACCTATACGACAAAGAAGGCATTGACCGTAAGGGAAAAGATATTGACCACAAGCGCCCACTATCTAAAGGTGGAAGCACGGCCAAGAGCAACCTGCAACTCAAAGCACCCAGCGCCAACCGTTCATTCAGCCGCAACAGCGACCACACCGTGAAGGTAAACAAACCTAAAAAGAAATAATAATACGTGCCGCGTCAGGTGTGAGTGGCGGCACGGGGGGCTTTTTAAAGTTGAACCCTCAAACCGCATCAGTCAGAGTTTTTACTATTCCGTTTAGATGATCTGACCGATTGACACCCGTAAGGTGTCACTTAGCGATCGAAAGTGGATGTCACTTTCGGTCTGTTTTGCATTGGAGAATGTATGGAAATCATTGACGGAAAAGCATTAAAACTTAAATTAAAGAACCCGTACAGGGTCTTGAATGTGATACCCAAGAGCGCACTGCTTGAGGAAGGCCCCATCAGTACAGTGATGGTGCACTGGGGTTTGGAAGAAGCGCAGGTATTAAAGAACCTGAAGGTCAAGAACGTACCTTCCCCCATCGTTGCCAAGTACAGTTGGCCGGGCATCTACCAACCGTTCACACACCAGAAACAAACAGCCGCGTTTCTTACTCTGCACAGGCGTGCCTTCTGCTTCTCAGAGCCGGGCACAGGCAAGACACTATCAATCACATGGGCGTGTGATTACTTGATGAACGCCAAGCACATCAAACGTGTGCTCATCATCTGCCCTCTTTCAATCATGCAGTCAGCGTGGCAGAACGACATTTTCAAAGGCGCGATGCACCGCAAGGTTGGCATTGCCTATGGCTCAAAAGAAAAGCGGCAGCAAGTAATCAATTCGGATGCAGAGTTTGTCATCATCAACTACGACGGTGTACCCATTGTGGAAGACGACATCGTCAAGGCAGGCTTTGACATGGTGGTGATTGACGAAGCCAACGCCTACAAGACTGCAACCACTACCCGCTGGCGCACCCTGAACCGGATCGTCAAACCCAACATGTGGCTGTGGATGTTGACAGGAACCCCTGCCTCACAATCGCCCCTTGATGCGTATGGTCTGGCTAAGCTAGTTAACCCATCGGCTACACCCCGTAGCTTCTCTATGTACCGCGATCAGGTGATGAACAAGATCACTCAGTTTAAGTGGGCACCCAAACGGGAAGCAGAGCAGGTGGTCAGCACACTGCTTCAACCTGCAATCAGGTTCACCAAAGAGCAATGCCTTGACCTGCCAGACTTACTGTACGCAGAGCGTGAGGTTCCCATGACCGCACAGCAGATACGCTACTACGAGAAGCTTCGCAAGGTGATGGCTATGCAGGCGGCAGGGGAGGAAGTCACAGCCATCAACGCCGCCGCTAAGCTGAACAAGCTATTGCAGATTTCCTGTGGCGCGGTGTATTCCGACAGTGGCGAGATCGTGACCTTTGACTCTAGCAGTCGCACGGCGGTGCTCAAGGAAGTCATTGACGAATCCAGTCATAAGGTATTGGTGTTTGCCCCATACCGCCATGCCATTGAGATTTTGTTTGAAGAACTGCGCAGGGATGGCTACACAGTGGATGTGATACACGGGGGTGTACCTGCTGGCAGGCGTACAGAGATATTCCGCAAGTTTCAAGATGAGCCAGACCCACGGGTGCTTGTCATACAACCCCAAGCTGCATCACACGGTGTCACCTTGCACGCGGCAAACACGATTGTATGGTGGGCACCCATTACATCATACGAGACATACGCGCAAGCCAATGCACGTATTCACAGGGCAGGGCAAGTGAACAAATGTTTGGTTGTCAAGCTCCAAGGAAGTCCAGTAGAGGCCAAGCTGTACAAAGCTTTAGAAACAAAAGAGTTAGCACAGTTTAATTTAATGGAACTTTATAAAGATGAATTCGACTTAAACAAATAAATTTATGGAGGTACTTGACAAAGTAAAGATAGGATGTATCATTAACCAAAAAACGAAACGGAAAGCAACATGGATATAACAGCAGATAAATTAGTACGCGTATACATTAAGATGCGCGATGCTCGTGCCGCCCTCAAAGCGAAGTACGAAGCAGAAGACCTTGCAATCAAAGAGCAAATGGGTTTGGTTGAATCAAACTTGCTTGAGACTTGCAAAGCAACTGGAGCCGAGAGTATTAAGACGGCCCACGGCACAGCAATACGTACAGTGCAAACACGCTACTGGACAGGCGACTGGGCTGCAATGCACAAATTCATCCGTGACCATGACGCACTTGACTTAGTTGAGAGGCGCATATCGCAGTTGAATATGAAAGAGTTCCTACGGGAAAATCCTGATGTGTTACCGACAGGGTTAAACGTGGATCACAAATATACTGTAACTGTCAGGAGAAGCTAAATTGGAAACTGCACTTACGTTGGCGCAGGTGGCGAAGCTATTGCAAGTCGCACCGTCAACTGTTCACGC